GGCCGGCGGGCGAACGGGAACAGGAGGTTGGAGGGACGCTCGTTACTCTCTCCGCCCTGTGCGAAGCTCAAGGAATTGATATAGAATTTGTCTCAGAAGTCGAACTCGCGAGGTGCTATGAGAAGATCGAAAAGATCCGCGGGAAGCAGCTCTGGAAGCAAGAGCAAGGGATCGGGGTGGATCTCGAAGGACGTGTTCGCGAACCGTAAGGAACGAGCATTCGCCCTGTACTGCGCCTTCATCTCGGCAATGGGAGTGCAGACTCCTGCTGTAGCGATTGAACGGTGCTTCGAGCTCGCAGAGCTTTTTGAGAAAGTTGCACGGAGTGAAGAGCGGAAGGTTGTGCGAAGCACGTCGATGGAGAAGGCATGAAAATCGTTGATCCCGGACACACGTACGAACTCGAGTGGCTCGACGGGAAACCGTTTCCCGGAACGTATTACGTTGATGGAGTGCTCACGTACACCAATCCCTCTCGCTTGACGTTCGTAAAGAGAGAAGGAGCAAAGTATCCTGGCAACGCAGGATCCTATCCCGGCACGAACATGCAGGAAGTGCTTCGCGCACTCATCGATCGGATCAAGTACCTCGACGCACAAATCCGCCACGACTACAATGCATTCGTCCTGCAGAATCTACGAAGCAGCCTCTTCTGGCTGGAGCGTCGTGCAGCGGAGCTGAAGGGCATTCGCAACTGGCCAAGCACGAGTGATTTTGACCGAATGGAAGAACTTCCGTTCTGTAAGACGTGCGGGCATACATTCTGCAAGGGAGAGTGCAAGTGAGCACCGGAAAAGATTGGATTCTTGCTGCTGCCGGCGAAGTTGCAGATAAAATGACTGATCCGCCGTATGAACACACGCTCGTGCGCTTGCCGAAAGATGCACATGCGAGCGTCGGATTGATTGTCATGCATGCGATCATGCATCATTCACCGTTCTTACCGGACACCGCATACACAGTGCGTACGTATCGAAGATCGTGCGCAGCAAGTTGTGAAGTGTCCGGAGAAGAAATGAACCGGGAGAACCTCCAGAACGCCCTTATTACCGTGATTCAGTCATGGAACCGTTGCGACGCGTGTGGCGGCGAGAATGATGACGCGCACGACAGTCTTCCCCACATGTTCGAGCCTCCAGACGTGGTGGAAGTGTTCCTAAAAGAGCTGAAGGAGACTGGTCTCATCGTAACTTCTGCTAAGTCGCAAGACGACCTAGTCGCTCGACTACGTACCTTCGCAGCTGGTTACGCGGAAGATGCAGCGCAGGACATCGAAGACAAGCGTGAGATGTACTCGCTCATGATCGAAGCTGCTAATGCACTGGCAATGGATTGAGGAAAGAGGAACAGGACATGCTGTACAAAGTCGCAGAACGCTTCAAATCGATCCAAGGCGAAGGTGTCTACGCTGGAACGCCAATGGCTTTCATCCGATTCGTCGGCTGTTCGGTCGGTAAACGCATCTGCCAGCACTGCGATACGGATTTCGACAAGACGTATCCGTGGCGCGGAGGAGGAGAGTTTACCGAACGCGATCTGCTCCTCTGGGCGTATCCCTATAGGCACGTGTGCTTAACGGGCGGAGAACCACTTGATCAGGATCTAGAACCTCTGATCAAGGACAACGAGCACGTAGACCTCTTCCACATTGAGACGAGTGGCACGAAGGAGATTCCTGATTGGATGGAGGAGTACCTGCTCTCGGTAACGAATCCTTCCTTCATGCAGCGTATTTGGATTTGCGTCTCTCCTAAGCCGGGATTCATAGAAGACGTTGTGGACGCTGCAGACGAGGTGAAGGTGATTGTGCCGGGGCTCGGTGAGATGACAGATGCACTCCGGAAGCAGCTCTGGGAATCAGGGCCTCCAGGAAGCTACAACAACGTCCTTCGCTGGCCCGGACTTGAAGACGCACTGCGTTGGGAAGCTGCAGGGAAGATCGTATTCCTCCAACCACGCAACGCGAAGTTCGATGTAGACAAGCAGAATCTGCTCTACGTGCAGGATCTCATTCGGGATAATCCGCAGTTGCGCTTGAGCGTTCAGCTCCATAAGATCCTGAAGGTGCAGTAGATGCACGAAATACTCAAAGACCTCGCTCTGCTGTTCCTTATTCTCATACTGTTCTGCATCAGCACGGTGCTGATGGCGGCGTTCATGCCGCCAAAGGAACCGGTGTACTGGAAGTTCGACGGCGTCGTTCATTCATTCGAGTGGAGAGGAGTGCAGAAGCCTTGAAGCGCAGCAAGATCAAGGTCATCAGCTTATCCTTCCCAGGCGCTCGCTTCTACCTAGTCGCCGGGATGAAGATCACCCGCTGGCAGTACTTGAAGCCAGGACCAGACGGTCGTGCGATGCGGGGTGCGAAGAAGACTGCGCAGTTCCGGGCACTGTCCGGTGGACGAAAAGGCGACATGATCAAGGTTGAGGTGGTCTGATGAGCGTCGTCGAAACACTGCAACAACACGGCATCTGCACAGTCGAGAAGATGCTGATTTCGGAAGATCGAGAGATCAAGGAGTTCCTGAAGGACAGGCCGCGGTACGATGGGCACGTCGCACAGGATCTTCGCCCAGTCCACGCAGACAGCACCGTCTGGTGCTGGCATATGCACGACGTGCTCCGCGCTCCGCACTTCCTCGAATTCGCACTGCAGTTTAATGATGTTGCGGAAGAGTACCTTCAGCAGGAGCCGGTGCTCTACTCACTGAACGCGTTCACCACCTTCCCTTCGAACAAACCTCTCTCGAAGGACATTCAAGAACTCCACCGAGATCGAGATGACGTTCGCTTCCTCGCGCTCTTCATGTATCACGATACATACGTGCTGACGGAGCAGGACGGTCCGCACAAGTTCATGCTTGGCTCGCACGGAGGTCGGACTCCGCAGCGACCTCAAGTCGCAACAATCTACGGGCATCCAGGCTGCGCCTTTCTCGCGGATACGAGCGGCCTGCACTATGGGGCTCGCCCCACGGGCCTCCGCTCTCGCTCCATACTCTGGGCGCGGTGGGGAGTGAGCGATCCTCCTGCAAGTTACACATGGGACAAGCTCTCGCCGATTCCTGCAGAGGAACTCGGAACGCGATTCACTGCGCTCGATGCACGGACGCGTAGGATCGTGCGATTGGTGGTGAAACCGTGAGCGTGCAGAGCCGATGGTTGAATGCGCGAGCTAATCGCGGCATCTGTGCACGCTGCCCCGCTCGCGTTTGCAAAGCAAATCGCAGATTCTGCGAACGGCACAGGCTTGAAAACTGCGCAGCGAAACGGCGAGGCAGGATCCACAAGCGCGAAGCACTCCGACGCTGGAAGAAGGCTCAAATTGCCTAAGCGCGATTGCTACTGCACTACGTGCAACATGCGTATTCCGAAGGAACGCGTCCGCACTTCGCATCATGGAGTGCTAACTCACACCGTCCTACGGAGTAGTACGTCCGGAGATATCGAAGGGTTCGTTGAAGTACAATATCACATCGTGAAAGAATTGGAGGACGGCGTTGATCAACGACAGGAAGATGAGGAGCGGAGTGAAGATGCTGCTGGAGGGCATGGGAGTGGATCTGAAGGATCCTAACTTCAGGGATACTCCGGCTCGCGTTGCAAAGATGTATCGCGAGATGCTCTCTCCTCGCGCGAATAATTGGATGACATTCCCGGCGAAGGCCTCGGACTTAATCATCCTTCGCGGACACCGCGTCATCGCGATCTGCCCGCATCACTTGCAGCCCGTGGAGATCCGTGCCTGCGTCGGCTACATCCCAGGAAAGAAGACGATCGGCCTGAGCAAGCTCGCTCGCGTGATCGAAGAACAACTCACCGCTCCGATGATGCAAGAGGATCTGGCGGAAGCCGTTGCAGATGCGATCGACAAGAAGCTGGATCCGAAAGGGGTCGGCGTCGTGCTTGCAGGAGTCCACGGATGCATGCGATTCAGGGGCGTTCGCACGAGCGGCGATGTGATCACGTCCGTGATGAAGGGCGTCCTCCTGCTCAACTCCGCAGCGAGAAGCGAGTTCCTGCAACTGATCGGGTCACCAACCTAACGGCACGCACTGCGTGCGAAGGAGATTGTAAAGCATGCCACGAGGAATGCCAATGCCGAAGAGCTTGAGGAAGATCGACTTCTTTGATGGACCGTACTTCTTCCTCTCGAACTTCTACGCGAGTGAGATTGAGTATGAAGGTCGCACTTACAAGACCGTTGAACACGCCTTTCAAGCAGCGAAGGCGCTGCGCATCGAACACAAGATCGCGGTGCAAGAGGCTGCCGGTCCTGGCCAGGCGAAGGCGATGGGCCAGCGCGTCCAGCTTCGTCCGGATTGGGAATCGGTGAAGTATACAGTAATGCTCAACTGCCTCCGGTTGAAGTTTGCGAAGGACCCGCTGCGAAGCAGGCTGCTTGAGACAGGCGAGGCGGAGCTCGTTGAAGGGAACACGTGGGGAGATCGAGTCTGGGGCGTCGTCGATGGCGTCGGCGAGAATCATCTCGGCCGCCTACTGATGCAAGTACGGCGCGAGCTGCAGACGGAACAGGCGTAGCCCATGGCAGAAGTTCCGAAAGGCCTTTTCAATGATCCCGACCCTATCACTCTTCCGGCAGGCGTGCCGAAGAAGGATGTCCGAGTTGTTCCACCCGCTCCAGTTCTGGCTGTGCCAAGTGATGTGGGTTCTGAAGCTGCTGGACTCGTGTCTGATGACAATCCTTACGGGAAACCCGACGGGTGTCGTGCGTGCGGTCTTTTCCGAGAACCTGGCATCGTACAAGGAAGCGGAAACCGATCCGCACGAATTCTCTTCGTTGCTGAAGCACCTGGAGCAGAAGAAGTATCGGATTGGCGTATCCGGACTGGACGCACACGCCCGTTGGTTGGGGGAGCAGGTCGACTTCTCTCAAAGCTCCTCGAACACTCCGGGCTCGATCGAGATCGAGATATGTTTGTGTCAAATTGCGTTAAGTGTCGACCACCTGGAAATCGCCTTCCAACGGATGGAGAAGTCGCTTGCTGCGCTCGATTCCTTATACGAGAAATCGAAGAAGTCGATCCCGCCGTCATCATCGCAGCCGGGGAGCTAGCACTCAATGTCCTCACGAACAAGAAGAAGATCGGCCTCTGGCGAGGAGTTCCAACAGCAGGACCTAGCTTCGCAAGAGCAGATGGATCTACTCGAACCTACAAAGTCTTCCCAACCTGGCACCCCGCCTTCATCGCCCGCGCGCAGTACAACTGGCCGTTCGCGGTCCATGACCTGGCGAGAGCGAAGACTGAAAGCACGTTCGAAGAAATCCGTCGTATACCGATCAACATTATCCGAAACGCGGATGTTGGCACTCATGGAGATGCTCTGCTCCGAAGTGCAAGAGAGCGGGGAGCCATTACGTTCGACTACGAGACCACTGGTCTCCATGCGAAGTACGATCAGATTCTCATGTCAGGTTTTGTCGCGCGGCCAGATCAGGGTGAAGTGTACGATTGGACCCTTGGTACTCAACGACTTTTTCAAGAAATACTTGACGACCCTCGAATCGAAATCTGCGGTCAGAACATACTCTACTTCGACCTCCCGCTCGCGGAGGCCAAAGGCCAGAACATCGACAGTGCCTGGAGTAGGGTCTTCGACACGCTAGTCGCCTTTCACCTCTGCAATTCATCCTACGGCCAGACGAGCGTAAGTGAGCAGAAGCCGGGAGGCCGAGGGCCGCGTGGAGCGGAGAAGGATCTCGCGTTCATCGCGAGCAACCATACAGACATCGAGTACTGGAAGAGCAGGGAGATGTACGGATCAGACCTCAAGGGCGTGTGCGGAATCGATTGCATCGCGACCGACCGCTCGGCGTATCATCCGACCGAAGGCCTGAAGGCCGAGCTCCGAAGATACGACATGGAGGATCTATACTGGAAGCACGTCCTACCTGTACACCCCGTAATCCACCGTATGAACAGGCGAGGAATCAAGTTCGATCAGGAGCAAGGCGTGCTCTGGAGCTACGCGCTGAAGACAAAGGCCGAGCAACTCACGGCTGCGCTCCGAGAGGGTCTGAATGCCCCGTATCTCAACCTCAATTCCCCTCAGCAGTTGATGAAGCTCTTGTATGATGACATGGGGCTCGCCCCACAGTACATCGAGGATAAGAAGAGAGGGCGGAGGCGTACTGCGAACAAGGAAGCGGTCGAGAAGCTCGCAGAGCTGTACCCTGAGAATAAAATCGTTGCATCGATCGCGACGATCCGCCACTTGGAGAAGATGGATTCGACCTACGTGCAACCTGGCCTCGAGTCGGAAGACGGGAAGCTGCATCCGCGGTTCGGTGTGAGTAAGGCGAGCACAGGCAGATTCAACTCGTGGGACCCGAACGAGCAGAATGTGCCTGAGGAAATGCGGATCTTGCAGATCCCGGATGATGAGGATTGCGTACTGCTTTCAGCGGACTGGAGCCAGATCGAGTGGCGGCTGGCCATGATCCTCTCTGGCGATCCAGTCGGCCTGGCACTCCTGACGAGCGGGGAGGACATCCACACCGCAACCGCATCTGAAACGCTCGGACTGAAGATCGCAGATGTGACCGACGCCATCCGCCACCGCTCGAAGTTCATCGTCTACGGGCTCGGATACGGACGCGGAGCGTCGAGCATCGCGAGTGCGAACGGCTGGGAGATGAGCTTCGTCAACAACTTCATCCAGTCGTTCTTCTCCCGCTTCCGCGTGTTTGGCAACTGGCGAGACGGGAACGTGAAGTATGTGAAAGAGAATCACTACCTCAAGAACGCCTTCAAGCGTCGGAGATGGTGGTACACTTGGGAAGTGACTGAAGTCTACAACTTCCCTCAGCAAAGTACTGCAGCGGATATGATGTACGAGATTCTCGTCGCGCAGGAGCGACAGCTCCCGAAGGACAGCAGCCTTCGGCTGACCGTGCACGACGAAGTCGTGATCAATGCTCCGAAGGATCGGAAGATCCTCACCGACACAATCTCCTGTGTCAAGGAAACGATGGAACGGGCATGGCCGGAGATCGTAGAGGCAAGTGCCAACCCGGACATCGTCAAGCAGTACTACCCGAACGGGTGGTTCTGCCCTTCGGACATTCACATTGGAACGAACTGGCGGATGTGTAAGAGCAAGGACCCGAATGACAAGAAGGCGCGTGCTGAGCTTTGCAAGCAGCTCGGCGTCGCGCACCTGATCAACTGAAGGAGCACGTATGAAACATCGTGTACTGCGTACGTATCACAGGCCGAGTACAAGTCCTTCCGAGAAGGTTGAGTGGTTGCTGCGGAACGCGAAGGAATGGGAAGGTTTCCCCTCCCTCTACGATCTGCCGAACACAGAGATGTACGAACGGATGCAACGCCTTGCGAAACGCGCGATAGAGGAAGGCGTGTATTCGAAGAGCACGTATCTCGGAGACGTGATCTCCAGCTTGAAGAAGCATATTGTCAGTGCACGGGCGCTTCGCCGGAGCGAACGTGTCGCAGGAGCCCTGCTTGCAGATTCCCCGGCTAAATCGGAGGGAGGTGCGTAGATGCATGGAATCGGACTGAGTATGGAGATCCCGGTGGGATATCTCCGAAGGTGGACTTCGTGGACCGAGTTGGACTTTGTGCTCGCGCATAAGGTTCTCGACGATACAAAGTATGCTTCGCACTACGCACGGCGCGCCGCGGGGCGCGAGCTCATCCTCGACAACAGCATGCATGAGCTCGGGTACCCGCTCCCGGTGAAGATGCTCCTGCAGGCAGCACGGAAGATCGATGCAGACTACACGATCGCGCCGGATCAGCTCAAGCAGCCAGAACGCAATCGCGAGTGGTTCGATCAGACCTACGAGATGTTCATGCCGTTGCAACGCAAGGTTGCAGTCGTCATGTGCGGGCGAGACTCGCGTGAACGCGTGCACTTTCTCGAGTACGTGAGAAACGCCGACATGCTCTGTCTCCCGTTCCGAGAGGAGCGGCTCGCTTGGTTCCGAGAGCACGAAGTGCAGATTCGATCAAGGTGGACCCGCATTCACCTGCTCGGAGTGAATGAGATCGAGGAGCTCCGGCAGTTCGCACAGATTGCACTCGAGGCCCCCGAGATGACGTGGACTGTCGATACAGCCAAGCCGATCAAGTGGGGCGTCGCACTTCGCGAGATGAAGACGCTCGATTCGCCCCGCGGTGCAAGCTTAAGCTCGAAGGACCTGCTGGACCTCCAGTACATTCGACCCTCCGCTCTGCACGTCTGCGACAACAACATCGCGTTCCTGCGAAGCATTTGCCAAGGAGAAAAGGTGCGCATTGACCAAGATTCCAACAGCGGTTTCGACCGCGGCGAAACCACAATCTAACGCACAACGAATCAGCGCGCTCATGACTCGGCTTCAGCACCTCCCGCGCGCGGAGGCGACTGAGGAACTCTTCCAGCAGATCTGCGCGTGGATTATGGAGCTACCCCCGGGCAAGCGGCCTGATGCTCTCTCGAGCGCAGTGGCGCAAGCCTTTGCCAAGAGCATCGAAGAAGTCGACCTTGTACTCCGCCAAATTGACAAACGGACGGAGTTCGATGCAATCGTTCCGAAGGCTGGGTGGATTCACGATTACATCGAATGGACACGACAGACGGAACCTCCGTCCGTGTTTCACTTTTTCGTCGCGAGCACCGTGATCGGAGCAACGCTCGGGCGGAATGTCGTGTTTGACAAAGGCGCCTATCAGCTCTACCCGAATCAGTGCGTGATGATCATTGCACCGACAGGCATCTGCAGGAAGACCTCGGCTTGCAACCTCGGAACAGGTCTGTATGGGAAGGCTGGAGGCACGCTAGTTGGAGGAGACAAGCCTACGCCGGAGGCGCTTGTCGATTCGCTCAAAGAGCAGGCGAACGCAGTGGGGCTCATCTACGCACCTGAACTCGCAGTCTTCCTCGGGAAGCAGAAGTATCAGGAAGGGATGGTGCCGCTCCTCACAGCGCTCTTTGACTGTCCTTCGGAGTGGACGAGTAAGACGATTGGGCGAGGAGAAGTCTCACTTTCGAATGTGGCGCTGAGCGCCTTGTTCTGCTCAACGCTCGACTGGATTCAGACGGGAATTGCGAAAGACGCCTTCGGTGGCGGGTTTATGTCGCGCTTTCTCTTCGTCGTGCAGGAGAGCACGTCACGTTCCTTCCCTATGCCTCCGCCCCTCGACAAGGAAACACGCAAGAGCCTCATTTCACGACTGACCAAGTTGAAGAACAAGAAGGGGACGTTCACCTTCGACAAGCACGCGGCAGCTTGGTATGATCACTGGTATCGGACGAGACCTGCGGCCCACGGGAACAGGCAGTATGCAGGATACTTCGAGCGGAAACCCGATCACATAATCCGACAGGCGATGATCCTTCACGCGAGTGAGTTCCCTGATGACAAGAACCTGATCCTGACGGAGGAGCTGATCGTACACGCAGAACGCATCCTCGCGTGGCTTGAAGTGTGGTTGCCAGACACCTTCGATGAGATGACCGCCAGCGGAGTGGGCGAAGATCAGAGCCGGATCCTTCGGCACCTGAAAGCAGCAGGCGGCGGGATGGAGCACAGCATGCTCCTGCGTAGGAACAGCAGCAGAATGAACGCAGAGCAATTCAAGCGCGCTATGGCGACACTCCGCGAGAGCAAGCTCGTCGAGTGGATCGCCAGCGAGCACACGTACTATCTTACCTCGGAAGGCTGGAGCCTATGATCAAGTGGGAAGAGACAGCAGTGCAACTTGGGTACGCGAGCCCTGAAGCGATGTGGGAAGACTTCTACTGCAAGAAGCGGATCCCGATCTCCAAACTCGCCACGCAACTCGACGTGTCACGTAATGCGATCCGCGAGGCGCTAGAGCGGTATGGAGTGAAGATTCGAGGGCGTGGAGGTGCGAATAATACGAAGATCGAAGTCACCGACGAGCTCATCGAGCGGATTCGCAAGGCGGACGGAAGCATCGCAGTGATTGCGAAGGAACTGGGCGTCTCGTACACGACACTCTACAAACGGCTGTATCGCGTCAAGGGATTCAAGATGGAGGATATTCAACCGAAGCCTGCAGCTGACGCTGCAAAGGGCGAAGCCTAACGACGAGGCTCGGAAGGTCCTGGGGGAGCAGCAACCCCGTCTTCCGAGCCTCCCCGCCTAGCACTCCGGTTCTCGAGCACTAGGAAACAGCGGAACGCTAGGGCTGATCAGTCGGCGTCTCGGGATTGAGGGAGACCACCGTTGCATCACCCGCCTTCACTTCGATCTCGAGCGTTCCCATGATCTCAGTCGTCCCATCCCCGAGATCCGCATCGGCAGTGACGTTCACCTGCGCGGTGCCAAGATTCCCCGCGACGACCTCCGCTCCCATGCCATCGGCATCCGGCGTGACTGTCAGTGTGTTGGGATCGCTCACAGTCCATGCAGGGGTGCCTTGCACCTCCGCTGGATTCCCCTTCTTGTCCTGGAACTGCACTGTCACGCGGACTTGCTGTGTTGCTTTCAATACGAACATGTGCTCCTCCTAACGTTGTTCACGAACTGGTCCTACGGTGAATACAACCTTTGGCTTGAGTTCCATCTCCTCCTGAATCTCATCGAGCTTCTTCTCGATGCGAATGAGAGCGTTGCCCTGCTCGAGCAACGCAATCTCGAGCTCCGGGCATTCCACTTCGTAGATCGTTGCACCGTGCTTGACGTGGAACATCTCTTTCTCCTATCCGACGTTCGGTGGGAGGGGAGCAGTTCCACCTTTCCATGGCGGCAGGCCGTGGTCAGCTCTCCATCGATCGTCCGTTCCAATCCCTCCGCTCGCGTACGCGTCGAACTTCGCAATCTCCTCCGCGAACGGCTTGATATCTGTTCCGCTCCCGCGAATCGCTGCTACGATCGTAACTCCTGCCTGGAGCAGCGCACCGTACGTCGGTTCGAACTTCGCAATCGTCGCATTGACCTGCTGCAACGCGAGAAGGAGCTTTTGCACATCAACTGCCATTACATCCTCCCTGCGGCGATAGCCGCTTTGGTCTGGTTCACGAGATTCACGACGTTTGCAACCAGCTTCTGGCCTTCAGCCACGAGCTGTGCGGGAAGCGAGGTTGGATCGACGCCGAGCACTTGCAACGCTGACAGCGCCGCGTTGATCTGAGAGACGAGATCAGTCTTTGCCGCGCCTGTTGCAGTGTCGTACGCTTTCAACAGGTCACTGAGCTTCTGCGCTTGATCCAGTTTCGTGCGGATTGCGTCCATCTGGGGCTTCGCCTTCTCGACAGTCATCAGCGGTGTTGGGCCTTCTGTCGCCTTGACGAGCAATCCTTGATACCCAGTGATCCCGGCGAGGATATCCGCTCCGTAATGCGCGATCGTCGCTTGAGGCGGTTGCGTTTGAACTGTCGCGCACCCAGGCGAGAACACGCAAAGCGTGAGGATTGCCAACCCGATCCCGAGTACTGCTGCTGTGATTGTCGGTGCGAATGTTCGAATATACCTACGCATCATTATTCTCCTTGTGCTTTTGCGGTTCCCTCTCCCGATGCACTGATCGCAGGACCTTGTGGCCCAGCTACCGGTGCGTTCTGTTTGTACGTGACTACCTCTGCCGGACGACGTGTCGCATCATACGCGAAGTTCTGCGTGATGTAGACGGTCGCCCAGTTCCACGCTGCATCGAGCAACGCTTGGTTCGACGGAATATCAATCGTGAGATGTCTCACGCCGTCAACTCCCACTGCCCATGTATACGAGACTCCGATTGCCGTGACGAATGCGATCACTCCTGCAATGAGCTGGTGCACTCTCTTATCCGCCATCGGGAACTTCTGAATCAGCGCCGAGTACCAGCTGAACTTTTTCAACCAGCGTTGGATGTACATAACGAAGATCCCTACGACGATCGACGTTTGTGTCTGCGGATTCACTCTGCTCTCCTTCTCGGGCTGGATGCCCGTGTGCTTATGAGATTGGTCCGTTCAATGCTCCGAAGTACGCCGTTGCATCTTGCATCGTTTCTGGGTCGAAGAGCTCACACCGCTCTCCGCGCATGCTGTGGAACACCGTTCCTACGTTTCCTACCCTGCATGCATTTCCAATCAACCCTGCATAGCGAGGATCGTGTCTTCCTCTCCACCCAAGCCTGTCTCCTTCTCCCTGAATGAGCCCTTTGTTGCTCTTGTAGTAGATGTTGTTGACGGCAGTGCTATCGAGAATCTGCCCTGTGTACGAACTGCGTGTTGCGTGCAGGTCTCCGAGCGGTCCACCCATGTCCCGCTGTGGGATTGTGCCAGACGAGTACGCAGGATCATCCGTACTGTACGAAGTACCGCACCACGGGCGATTGAATCCTCCGATCCTGAATCCAGGCGACACGCAGTTAAAGCTCTTACTCGCTGCTTCGTTCTGGAACTCCACGGCGAAGAGCTCATCTCGATCTTGAATGATGTTCTTCCACTGATCCCAGTGCGCGTTTTGCCAATCGGCGCTGCCGTTGATGAGCTGCACGTCGGGGAAGATCCCGAGGTAGCTCCAGAGCTTCCTCCTGCGGAGCTTATCGAGCACGCGCGGCGCCATGTTCCAGTACTCCGGGTAGTTCTGAGGCGAAAGCGCCTTCCACCCGAACTCATTCGCGGAGACATTCACGCACATCGTCCACCAGCGAATCATATTCGCGAAGAGCGGCGCAGCCTGCATCTGATCGAGGAACGGATCGATGCTGTCGAGCCCCTTCTCCAGTGCCCATTGCAAGAGCAGGAACCCATCTGTCCCTTTCATGAAGAACTCTCGCCCGTTCAGCTTGATCTGATTCCCTTGCAGCTCGATGCGACCGAAGTCGCTGCTCGGAGGATTCGGCCCAGGTCCAGGTCCAGGTCCTGGTGTTTCCTTCTTCGGAAGGAGAAAGCGGCCGGTCGTTCCATCCGTAGGTGGTGAGAGCTGACGCGAGACGGATCCGTATCCATCTGCATGGACCTCTACGTTGTACTTGCGTCCTGCGTCGACTGACGTCGACCAAAAACCATCGCTGTTCGTCGTTGCGTCTTCTGGTGCTGGGAAGTCTGGTTCGAAGACATCGATCTTCGCACCTTCAATCGGTGCACCCATGTCGTCGAGACTCGGTCCATCGCTGACCCAAATCTGCATCGAAACTTTGTTTGCCATCGCTGCTGCTCCTACGGTAGTTCGACGTGTGGACGATCGTGCGGAGAGGTCCACCGTCCTCCCCACTTCAACCCAACCTGCTCTGCGAGTAAGCCGTACAAGGTCCAAGGATGTGCTTCAGCATAGGGATCCGCTCCAGCGAATGCAAGATCTACTGCGTGCCCGAACCCATCTGAATCATGCGCTTGGTGATTGCTCTTCAGCACGACTCCATCGCAATTTGTCACTCGATCGCCTGGTGCCGTGCGTCCTTGCGCATAGAGCGCTTGCTGTCGCTCGGTGCTCCGGAGACCTTCTGTGACAAACATCGTGACGCCTACGGCACTCAGTGCCGTGAGCACCTGATCCACTTTCGTGATCAGTGCCGGTGCACATCCTTTCAGGCGTGCCTGATCTCTCGCCGTGAGAACCATCTGCTCTGCTGCTCCTTCCTTCGGCTCCTGCACCTCTACAACGCGAAGCGTCGGTTTGAAGGGTGCGAGGAGGAACCTCCCGAGTCGCTGTGCAACTGTCATTGCTGCTGTTGATAATGCTGATGCTTTCGATCGCTGATTCGACGGTTATTCGGTTCTTGCGCATCGTTCCAGTACTCACGAAGCCGCGCTCGTACGTAGCGATCCGTATAGCTCTTCACCGTGAGACAGATCGTGCCAACAATCTGCAAGATCCTATTCACGAGCGCTGGAATCGGATGCAAGTTCCATACGACTGCAGGTAGTGGTGCAGCCAGTGACGTGATCGCAAACTCCAGGAAGATGAGATGTACAACGAGCCGAAGCGCCTCGTTGCTTATACTCGTTCGTACGATCAAAAGCCGCGGACCGTTCTTCCCACTCTCCCTCACTTCCTTCTGATCAATAAACGTATCATGCAGCTCGAGTGACCCTGCAAGTGTTCCGAACGCCGCGATCATAAAACGCAATATGTCGAGTACGAGTACCACTTTAATGAGCATCGCGAGGTCTCCTTCGTCGATCCACTTCCATCTCGATCCTTGCAAGCCTGGAGAGCTGGTCTCCGAGCTGCTGTCGAATACTATCTCGTTGGTCTTGCTCTTGCGCTACGTCCTCTTCTCGTTCGACGCGGTGCTCCTCTGTCTCTGCCGGTTCACGTGCGAAGATTCGCCGAACGGCATTCCATAGTTTCACGGTTGCACCACTCTTTCAGCAACATTGGCTGCAATATCAACGACGCGCTTCGTCGTATGCACGCCTCCGATGGCAACGGATTTCCACTCATCTCGCTCTTGCTTGGCTTCTGCAACACGAAGTGCACATTGCTCATGCGCGTCAGCAAGCTGGTACCCCATCACCCACCACTTCTTGAAGAGGCCGAACACGAACAGCGCGAGCAGGAAGAAGCTCGGTGACGCATATGCGATCTGCAGGAAGTGGTCTGTAAGTCCTTGTGATGGAGGCATCAGCGATACAACCTTGCTGTAAGGATCATTTCGTGATTCCGAGAGTGATCCTCGTTAATCCCCCAGAGCGTACCCATCTGAGGGCCGGTTCCGATCGTCTCTTTCTTGTGCTCCACTTGCACGGGATCCCCACTGTACTTTTCAATCGCCGTGAGGTCTGTCGCCCAGGAGATGTATTCGGGAGGATACGCGTAGAGGGAGAGATTGTACGAAGCAACAAATTCTTGCGTGTCGAGATCATTCCCGTAGAAGCATTCGAGTGTGTTGTCAGGCTCGTACGGCCCGACATCGGCAACTGCATCTGCATCCTCGAAGGGGATATCGTTCGAACGGAACTTCTGCTTGTCCCAGTCGTACATGTATCGGTACTTCCCGCGATTGAGCGTCTCGTTCCAGTGGATCTTATAATCCGTGATCCGCTTGATCTCCATGTTCCTGCGGTACGGCTGTCCGAAGTCCGCAGGGAGAGAAGGATCCGCGATGAACGGATAGAACTGCCCTGCGCCCGTTGTCGAGTAGTTCCCGCAGAACGTCGTGAAGAAGCGTGCGTGGAATTCCTCCACCGTGATCTGTGCACCGATGCCGATCGCGCCGATCATCCCGAGTTCCGTTCCCATCATCTCGGCGGAGGTCGCTTGTGCTTCCTCGTACTTGCTCGTCCAGAACTTCGCCGTGCCGTCGGCAAACGTCTCGATCGGGCCTGGGAAGTCTCCGCCCGTGTATCCAACTCCACCATCCCGCTCGACCAGGTCATTATGCACGACGAGAAGCATGCGGAATGCTTGATTGATGAGGAGATCGTTCAGGCCATTCGGCCCGCAGAGGTTCACCGCAAACGTGACCTTATTATCAATGTGTTGTTGTACGCGAGGACCACGAGCGTAGAACCCCCATTGCTGAATGCCTCCAGCAGTGACGCTACCGTCCCCATCTGGGATCATGATATCTGGATCCCCATCCTCGATCTGCACTCGCTTAGGCTCTTCACCCTCCGCGAGGTTCGATCCATATATGATCATCCTCGTGATTGGGAGCTGCGAGACCGCGAACCAATTCCAGACGTTAGGGTCGACGAGCGCGGTGCTACCACCAGTGTTCGCCTTGTTGAATCCAGTTGGTGCGAACACGCCGGTATCGTCGAATGTGAATATCGTGCCATCGACGGTTGTAAGGTATGCAGACGTGCCATCACGACCGAGGATCCGATACGCGACGATCCCATCCGGAAAATCCGCAGGAGCTGTCCACGTAATCCGGTTGAAGTTCGTGTCACTCAGGACATCAGGTCCGTTCGTGATTGTCACTGAACCGGCCGGGCGGGTTTCCCCGAAGGCAGTAATCCCCACGATACTGTAGGTGTATATACCCGTTCCGCTCGTGCCTACAACATTCACTCCCACGTTCTGTGGAGCAGAAGCGATTTGCATGCCCCACTTCGCACCATCGCTGAGCGAGGTGAAACTCTCCTGATAATCCCAAACGAGACCTGAAGGATTCCCGAAGAGCTCTCCGTTGAAGTCGCTTGCATCGTGGTACTTGTACCTGACGTTTGGATCTCCGAGCGGATTGGTAATCGGATCGAACGCGGGGTTCGTGTAGAAGAGCACGATGAAGCCGACTGCCCCTGCTGCTACTGCAGGTCCTCCCATCCACACCATCGTATGTGCGTGAGGAATCGAAACTTGATTCGGATCGAGCTCGAGCACTCGGAAGACCGGACCATACGTTCCATCCCCGTACACAGGAAGGATCGCACCGTATGTGGGCGTGGTGATATCTCCCTGCCCAGTTTGGTTGATGATCGCTTGATCGATGATCGTGGCTTTGCCACTGTCGAACGTGCGTCCTGCTGGATCAGGCCCAGGATTCGGATTTTCATCCGTTGCGACGAACGATGGTCCGCAATGGCGTGCCGGGATAACTCCGTCCTCGAGGGGATTTCCGTCCAGGTCCACTTCTCCGAAGTCGTTGAACTCTCCAAGCCACATACCGTAGATGAACTTACCGTCCGTCTCAGGAGGACACGCCGGCCATTCATTCCGGGTGATAAAGCGACCGATCTTCCTGTTCGGATCGAGCACTCCCTTCGCCGAACCGAGAATATCCGTGACGATGACCTCGAACTTCGTATCCAGCACCGGCTGAATCTCAGTGACGCGCCCGCGCATCCGAGGTCGACCGACGAGAATCCCCGCCTTCCGCCCTTCGTAGGAGAGAATGTCAAACTCACTCTCACAGTTGATGAGCTTGTTCTTCCATCCATCCTCTCCGAGCAGGTCTCGAAGGAAACGATCCGTATCATCCCATAACGTGCGAAGTGTCGCAGGAGGGCAGTGACCGAACCGGTCGGATGCAGGACGCTCGATCGTCCCAATCTCCTTCAGCCGCGGAACAATGAACCTCCCGCGATCTGCAAGAGGTTTAGGCCCCACGAAGAGAACAGGTGCATCTGCAGGATCCACCCCGAACGGCCTCGTCCGTACCATCTGCCAGGCGTCAGGGCGCTTACGAAACGCCATACTCCCGATCGGGCTGCTCACTGCTTGCTCGACATCCCCTGCTCCTGCGCTTGAACCGACTCCGAAACCATTCGTGCCTATGGCGCGTGGCGCAACGCTTGAAGCACTAGCGCTCGATCCAACAGCTGCGCTGATCGCCTTGCTCGTGACACTAACTGCGCTCGTCCCTGCAAGGTGCGGGGCACGTGGGTTGAGTCCCACGATCGCTGCAGGCGTTGCTGTACCAGCGGCAGCGCCGATTGCAGAGGTGGGGATTCCTGGAACAGGCGATGCATCGAAGGACACAACACCGAAGGACGACCAATTCCTCCCGTTCCCACTTACGTCGTTCCCGTTCGTGAGGAGAGGCGTATCCATGAACGGAGAAGCGTGCAGCGCAACTGCACTATTCATCTCCGAACGGATCTCCGCTTGCGTCAGCTTCGACTGCCAGCTCCTGAACTGTGCAAGAGCGTGATTGTACTTGCTGTTTACATCCGACCCACCGAGCGATTCGACAGTGAACGTGAAGGGAGTGACGTCAAGCGTCGGTTGCGATGTATTGACAATCTCCCCGTTGATATACGTGAGGATGACATGCGACGTTGCATCGTACGTTACTGCGAAGTGGTTCCACTTGTTCGCAAGCTGCACGGGATAATCGCTATCAGCGTAGTTGCTCCCGTCGAAGAACTCACTTCCTATTCCTCCGTTCGCTTCGAACATCGCGATGTACGGTGCAGAGAACGTGTAGTCTCCGAGCGCGTATCCAGTGCGGAACTCCGGACTTACAGTCTGCAGGCCGAACCAGCGGTACCAGAACATCCATGTCAGGTTCGACGCAGGACTGAGGAACGAGCCGCTCGAACGGCGAAGTCCTGATGCTGGATCGTTAACGAGGAGTGCCATCTACAACTTTCTCCAGATCAAGTAGAGCAGTACGATCTGCACGATGTGCAACGTCGCCTGCACGATGTTCGCGAGTGTCCAGTATTGCAAGTACCACACATTTTCACTCATGCCCACAACTCCGAAGGAACGTAGTCTGGCGCCATTTGCACAGTCCCTCCACCTTCACACTCGAAGATCATCACTGCGGGCACGATCGGCGGTTCAATATCTCCCGGATTTCCGGGCGGTCCGGCTGGCTTATCCGGTGTATCCGGTTGCTGTGACGGCGGGGTATCTGAACAGCACGGAATTGAATTATCGCCACCGCCTCCACCGCCGCCCGGAGGTGTCGGAGGCGATACGCCGGCTCGAAAACCTTCGTCAATCGAAAAACCGCAGAGCTGTCCAGCCGGCAAACCGGTATCGGTCCGTTCAAGCTCTTCACCGGTTTCAAGATCAAAGCGGAAAACGTTCGTTGAGAGCTGATCGGAGACTAGCAGTTGCGTACGATCAGCAATCAGCTCGACTTTATCGAGGTTCTGTGCGAGATCCGTTTCTGTAGGAATATACGTTTGAATGACGTTTCCACTACTATCAAGACGTAGCACACGATCACCGTACGCAACGATCAAGCCGGCGGTGCTTGTCGAGCCGAGTAACCGCAGACCGCGTGCGCCCGGACGCGGAACACCGCTTTGCACCGGAAGCAGTGCGAAGTCTGAGAGTTGCACGTTATTCGCGAGATCAAAGCGGAGAATCCGCCGGCCGGCTGATGTATAAAAGAGCGTGTTACCGTCTGCAGTGACGTCGATATAATCAGAACCGGAGTTTTCAAACTCGACGTGGAAAATCTCGGCAGTCGCAGCCGGACCCGGATCATCAAGACCGGCGATTCCGTCAACACGTCGCACATATGCCGATAGCGGATTGCTCGGCGGTGAACCGAGCACGGAGTAGTTATCACCGAAGTATCCGATCAGTAACCGACCTTGCGGATCAAACACGATCGATGAAATGTTCTTCCCGCCATCTTGCAGCGCATCATAGATGAGATTAACATCTTGAAACGGCGTACGTCCAACACCGAGATCAGCAACGTTGAAGATGTCAACATACGGCGTGCTGCCGAATACGCCAACATACAAACGCTTCTGCGTGTTCGTTCCACCATTCGCATCGTTCATCGGGCGAAGCGAATTATCGATCGCAGATGCAGTTGGCGTGTTGCCGAACAGCGCATCGGAAATCTTTACAAGTACGCCGTCTCGATACACTGCGAGAAACTGTGAATCGAGAATGAGATCCCCGGTTGTCGGTGAACTCTCTTGCGCAACGCTCAGCGTAAGTGAACCGCCAGAATTCTTCGCCGCAAGTGGTGGAGACTCCGGTGCTTGCACCGATGTCACTTTGATCAGATACGGTGTACCCGACGTGACGTTGAAGACATACGCCGATTGCGAATACGTAAGCCAGTTACTATCATGACTCTCAACCGGAGACACATTCGATAGCACCCCGCATCCGCCGGTATACAGATGCACTTGCGTTGAATAGTTCGTCTGTAGTGTCGTGATGACCGCGCGGCCGGTGAAGTTCGGCGTCCAGCTCCACCAGACGGCTTTATCCGTATCAGCAGACTGCGTTGTGTCAATTGGTCCAACCGAATACGGCACTGCGCTGATAACGGTTGCGTCCGCGCACGCATCATTCGCCGGAGCTGCCGGAGGCGTCGCCTCTACGAACGTATATGACCAATCAAGATAGTACGCTTGATTCTGTGTTGTCGCACCAACAACACCGTCCGCATACGGCGTGTTACTTCCGTCAAGCGTGCCGAGATACATTTTTGCGGTTGTGTCGAACGCGTCTGCACCAGAGTTACTATCGAACGTTACACCGATTTCAACGATGACGCGATCACCGGCAACAGTTGCACCAGACGTGAGAGACTGTGCCGCATTCAACGCACGAACAGTCTCAACGTTATTCCACGCAGCGGTATCGTGATAATCGAGTAGCACATGCCGCACTTCACTTGTGAGACCTACGGCGATATATGCATAGATGTAATAAAACGCATTACTTGCGCTTGGTGAGCGCTCGACCATCGAAGCGATGTTCAACGTCCCGCTAATTGTCTGCGCAGTCAGCGGGACAGTTGCCCACCGACCGATCATGATCTTGTAACCGGCGGTATCGTTCGTCTCACCAACGAGAATTGATGTGCGGCGTCCTCCGTCTGTTTTTGACGTCGAGAGTACCCACGCAGCTTCTTTCGTTGCTTCGAGTCGTGCACCGGAAAGTGTTTCGTTCCACGGTCCACGCACCGGACCCGGAACAATATCTCCGTGCAAACGAGTCGTGAGATAGTGTCGCGTTGACATCTATTTTTGTTTCGCTTGTGCTTTCTTCGGACCTTTTGATATTGCGTGCGGTTTAATTACCACAGGTCCGTCGTAGAGATCATTCGCAGCATGCAGCGTGACACGTGCGTCTTTCGTTTTGACAATTTTCATCTCTACCACCTGCTCCTCTTGTACTCGATGATTCTGAACTCGACACGCCATAAACCAACACCACCGGCCGGTGACCAGCCGACGATTTCAATGCGTCCGAGCCACGCATCGTTGACCGCGAGTTCGGGGATGATGAGCGACGGGAGGGATGCCCCTCGCTGCGCTTTGCGCCAGTTTCGAAGGATCGTTAATTCTGCTGTCGTGTAGATTTGCCGGCCGGTCCAAATGCGGCCCTCTTCGCCTTCATCATACGGCGGGATGCCGTTGTCATCGTCGGAGGCATTGGAGAAGTCACGCTCTTCCATTGACTCGTCTTCCCAGAACGGAAGGCGAATAGTCTGCAACGGACCAGCAACAAGCTCACCGATGATAATGTCCTCCGAATTCCCACTGATGCTGATCGTGAGGGACGAAGTCGAGGCAGGTGCGGCCACGCGCAGAAATGGATTGAGGAGAATATCCTGTACCTCCGCTACTGCAGGGAGAATCGTTCCATTAATTCCTCCAGACACCGAGACATTCACCTTCACGCGATGATTGCAGATTGCAACGGTATCGATCAGCGCTGCAGTGTTCACGACGGTCCACGATCCGCTGTTCCCATCGACGAGGATTGGAAATGCGCCGCGGCCATCCGTCAACCAGTTGATGTTGTACTCGTCATCAACGGCCGTTCCGGATACATTCCCCGTGCGACTATAACTCCAGATCAAGTGCGGTGGGATGAAGCCGAATAGGTCTTTTTGATTCGCCACTACTGCTTCGCCTTCCTCTCCATCTTCCAACCTGCCTTCTGAAGGACGGTCGGCACACGTTTCTCAAGAACCTGATCGAGTGCCTCGAGCGACCCGTAGTAACTTCCGTTCAGGTTGATCTCGACCTTCTGCACAGTGGTTCCACCAGCAGGCGCTTCGCCAGAACCCCAAGGCATGTCGGTTCGGTTCGCACCAGAGAACGTCACACGTTCCGGCCCGGCCTCTCCGGCAAGGAAGAGCGTCGGCTTCCGCACCATATAATCCCCGCCTTCGGCTTGCGGGAGTGCTTCGGGGAGATTGAGGTCTCCAACGTTAAAGTTCACGTCGATCGTCTTGTCAGGAATCTGGTTAAGCGCGGATGTTATGTGATATGCGAGGCCGTCTGCATCGTGATTCGCTGCATTCTTCCATGCATCCCAGTCCTTGATGCTTTGAATCAGCTTCTGCTGCAGTGAACCGCCGGTGCCGACGACTCCACCGACCTCCGATTCAACGCCATCTGCAGCATCACCGCTGATCGTGCGGATCTGATCCTTCCATTTGCTCCAGAAGTCGGGGTTCTTGTTCAACCACTCGTCGAGTGAACCACCACCAGCGATCACGTCGCCGAGTTGTGTGCTGACAGCCGTTGCTGCTTCGTCGCTCAGGCCACTGACGGAGTCCCGCCATGACGCCCAGACAGTTGGGTTCTGTGCGAGCCACGCGCTGACGGTACCGTCAGGTCCAACGACCTGCTTAACAGCAGCATCGACTTGCTGCGCTGCGTCCGTGCCAGAGGCACCAACCTCTGTACGCCACTCATTGAACTTCCCAGTGTTCTGATCGAGGTACTGAGAGAGGGTGCCATCTTCTCCAACCGTTATCCCGAAGTCGTTCGTGATCTGAGTACTTGCGTCAGTACCCTTCTGTGCGATGTCGCTGCTCCACTGGCCCCAATCGTTCTTGTTGTTCTCAAGCATCTGTGGAACAGTTCCGCCTTCCCCAACGACATTCTTGAAGGAGGTCTCGATTCCCTTTGCAGCAGCGTCGGCTGCCGGTGGCAGGAATCCGAATCCTGTGGCAAGAGCGGTGATCGCCACTTCGATCTTGTTGAGTGCGTCAACTGTCTGCTGCCCCATGCTCTTGTGGGATTCACCCACGGAGCCAGAGGCAACTGCTTCGTCGAGGAGCTTCTGCGTCGCTTCATCCACCGCGTAGTTATTCTGCTGCTGCAGCTCCCAGACCTTCTGCAAGTCGCCTTGCATCGCAGCCATCACATCGCTGTGGGACTTACCAGTCGCCTCCAGCGCTGCTTCCGTTGCAGAGATTTGTGAGGTGATGCCCTTGAAGGTGTCCTCATTAAGCTGCCCAGCGTTGTTGAGGCCGACGAGGCCTGCTGCGTACCCGCTAATCGCTTGCAGGGCGGGACCTGCGATCTCATCCGTTGCAAGCGCGAGCTCACGTTTGATAAAGTCGAAGGCTTCACCACCACTGTATCCAGTCGCCGCGAACTGCTTCTCGAGACCTTCAATTGCCGGTTGCTGTGCTTTCACCGCATCGATGAAGGACATCCCAGCTGCTTCCGCGTTCGCAACAGCACCAATGATCGTCGAGGAGATCGCGGCGGCACTTTCCTGCGAGTGGATCTTGACTACATCCCACAACGGTCCAACCTGATTGAGCTTCTTCATCGTCTCATCAAGCTGACTTTGCAGGTTCTTCAGCTCTGCAGGATCAGACGTCTGCGACATTTGCTTCCGCAGGTCCATCTGCTTCTGGTTCAGATCGTCATACGCTCCAAGTGCATCACTTGCAATGGTAATCCCTGTCGAGATGCCCTTATTCGCCGCATCCATCTGGCCTTGGATGTACGAGGTCATTGCTGCTGAGGTAACACCGAAGCGTTCACTAAGCTGAATGGTCTCCTTGAGTTTCGCGTCGAGCACCCCTGCACCACTCGTACCGGCTTTGACAAACTGATCCCAGTTCTCCTGGATCACCTTCGAACCTTGTGCGATCGTGATCTGATGCGTCTCGATCAAGCTGAAGGTGTCTCGCAGCTTCCCTTCGTACTTCGAGAGGTTGGTGGTGTCAAGTCCTCCTGCCTCCTTAATCACACCTGCAAGATCGATCGCGAGTGCCTGGACCTCCCCTCCGTACTTCTTCGCGTCGTCTCGGAGCTGCTGGAGGAACCCGTCAGAGAACTGAACGCCGAGCTCCTTCCCGCGCTTCTTGAAGTCCTTCCCAACGTGATCGCCGAAGAGCTTGATCAAACCTTCGATCGCAGGACCGATTGCCGCGCCGATCATCGGAATCGCTTGCCCGATCATCTGTCCGAGGCCGCTTCCCATGAAAGCCGGGAAGGAGTTCGTCAGTGACTTGACAGCACCCTTTCCGAGTTCGCTCCCGACGAGTGAGCCTCCGGCTCTAATTGCACCAAGCGCTCCACCACCCCCAGTGAATGCCTGCTGGATGATTCCGGGAACCGCTGCACCGATGTTCTTCCATGCATCCTGCCACGGATGAATAATGCCGTCCGCAGCGTCTTGCGCAGCACGAGCGACTTGACGGAAATGCTCAATGGTCGTCTTACTCCACTTGTCTGGATCCGCCGCCATCTGCTCATAAGTTGTGCGGGAGTCATTGGCTTGCTTCTGAAGCGCGTCATGGGACAGCACTCCTTGTTCGCGCAGGCGCTCTTCGAGCGTATCGGCGGAGAGGTTCGCCTTCTTCATCTCGTGATCGTAATACGCGTCGATCTGCGTCTTCGCCATGTCGTACAGGGTTGCAGTTTTCTCCGTGCGGTCCCCGAGCTTCGCTATCGCAGCGTCATGCGCACGCGTGAGTTGTGCGATCTCGAGATCCGTCCCGCTCTTCGCGAGGTCATCGTTCTTATCGTGGTATTCCTTCGTTGCACGGAGTAAGTCTGCATATGTCTTCGTCCCAGCTGCTGCAACTTCCTCCGCTTGCTTCTTCTGCTGGTCGACGAACTTCTTCTGCGCGTCGGTGATGTAGGTGTTGATATCCTTCATCGCCTTGAGGTTGTCGAGGTACAGCTGAATCGCAGAGACGGTTGGTCCTTTCAGAATGGCTGCAGTCTCTGCGGCACTCAGGCCGAGATTCTTATTCTCCTCTGCGACCTGCTTCTCGTAGTCAGTGAGGGGAATGAGCGCTCCAGCTTGCTGGGCAAGTGCTTCTGCAAGTTTCTTCTGGGCGGCTTGTGCTTCCTTCGATACGCTGCCTGAGCGTACGAGCTCCTCACTGTGCTTCTTGAGCGAAGTCGTCGCAGCATCTGCAGCATTCTGCTCCGCAAGCAAGTTCAATGCCGTTTGCGTCGTATCTTCGACTGGCCCCATGCTCGAGCTGAGCGGATGAGCAGGAGCCGGCGGTGCAATGTTGGTGACAGATGGAGCGAGTACGCTCGTCGGACTAGGCAGGTGCTCGTTGAGCCACTTGATCCCAGCGATCAGCGGGTCGATGATAAAGTGATACGCTGCTGCAGCGTCGTTGAATGCTGCCTTCAGGTCGATGCCAAAGGCACTTGCAAGGAGCTGAGCACCCTTCACTGCATTGTCGAGTACGTCTTCCTTGAAGAGCGACCAGAGCATCTTCGCATCGTTCCAGAGTGCACTGATTGCATCGGCGGAGAGGAGAACGGCAGTCTTCAGAAGCTCGAAGAGCCCGATGCCTGTTCCAATCACCGCCCACCCTGCGAGCTTCGTGACGAGTTCCACTGCATTGATGATAAAGGACCCAAGCGCGGAGTTGGCGACGTAGTCGATGATCTTCCCGAGCGCGGTCCACGCATCGACTGCAGGTCCTGCGATATACTCCACTGCGGAGACCGCAGCTTTCTTCACATCGTTCCAGTGCGTGACGAGCTCGTACAGTGCAAGGCCGAGCGCAACAATCACCGCGGTGCCCGTCACGAACTCGAGGCCTTCCCACGCGATCTCCAGCGCTTTCACCGCGAGGCTCGTGCCTTCTACGGCGACCGTCCACTCCTGGTACGCCTTGACTGCTGCCTGAATCCACCCGACGATCTTCCATGCAGCGTAGACCGCCACGAGCTTCTCGACGATGTCCTTATGCTCGATGAGGTAGGAAGTTGCACTCTTCACACCTGCAACGAAGGGTACGATATACGTTGATGCAGTTGAAACGCCCTGTGCAAACTTGTCGATCCACCCGACGATAGTCTCAATCGCGGCTTCTCCCGATCCACCGAAGGCATCTGCGAGCGCGCTGCCGATATCCGTCAGGGCCTTATTCACCGCAGGTGACTTTGCAACAGCTGCGCTGAGCTCGTCGAACCAGTTCTTCACGGTCGCTTCTGCGAACTGCAGTTGCTCGCCGAAGTCCCGTTCCTGTGCACCGGCGTCCTTGACGACTGACCCGAGTGCTTTGAGAATTGCTTGGCGATCCGCCGCTGCCTTCCCAGCGGCCGACAGCTGATTCTTCTGTACACCGAGCGACGCGGCGAACTCGGTTTCCGCTGCCTTCAGATCCACCACCACGCCCATCATCTGCAAGGCGCGAGTGCGCCCAGTCAGCATGGACTGATTCAAAGTTTGAAGAATTTGCTCTGTACTTCCAAAGCCCCTGTTCTGCAAGGTGAAGGCTGCATCGCCGAGTGTCTTGAAGTCCTCGGAATTGAGCTTCACGCCTGCAGAGAGGAGTTTGCTCTCCGTCCGCATGAGGATGAAATCGTCGATCGTTCCTCGGACTCCATCCCTGAGCCCTTTCAGATTCTCTTCAGCAGCCTCACTGCTACCTGAAAAGTGCTCAAGCGAACTGCTTACGTCATTGATCTCCGAACCGTGATCACCCATGGCGATGATCCCTGCAGTGATCGCCGCAACTCCTGCGACCACGGCAGCAGTGCCGATGGCTGCTTCTCCCAGCACTCCATCGAAGTCCTCTGCCCATTTCTTCACATGCTCGATCGATTGATCGAGTATGCCGGACACTTGATCTTCGATTTCGATCTGGCCGGTAAGTGATCCTATGTCCATGTGTTTAGCTCGGAACTCTGCCCTTCGGTTTGAGACCTAACGACGCAATCATGCTCTTGAAGATTTCGAAGTGCTGCTTGCTGGTCTGCGTCTTCTTCGGTTCCGCATCCATCCCGTACCTGATGACAAAATCCTTCAGGTCGAATGCATTCGGATGCTTCTTCCGATCCCGTGCAATGTCCCAGAGCGCCTTAGCGATGTTCGCGGAGTTGTAATCCGCTCTGACGAACGGGAACGGGCAAATCTCGGCGAAGTACTGCCATTCCATAAACTGCTTCGCGGTGAGCCCTCCACGCCGGTGGTCGAGCATTACATCGACGTTCGGTTGGTGGAGGACCATCGCTAGAGTCATCGCGAAACGGCGGTGAGCACTTCGCCTTAGTCTTTTTTTATCTCCTCTCCTGCAGGGCGCTTCAACTTCATCCCGTTGAGTGTGAGGATCTCCCAGATGATGTTCTCTGTGAGCCGGTGGCTCTTGTTCCGAAGCATGCCGAGATGCTTGTCGGTCATCATGAGCTTGCCGTCCGCATCAACGGAGCTCTTGATGATCAGCCGCAGGCCAGCAGTGCGCTTGGCCTCGCTTTCGTTCGCCTCATTCCACTCGATGAAGTCTCCTGCAGTGAGGGATTGGAGCCTGATTCCCTTCCCAGGGCCCCATGCATCCTTGATGTACTTGTACTCGACATCGTTCGTCGCGGCAATCTCTTCGAGGGATGCGATCCCTTCGACCTCTGCCTCAAGTCCCTTGTTGATGTTCTCGAGCGCCTTCTCTGCTTTTGTCGTCATGTCCTTCTTCTCCTTCTGAATCTGCCTAAAAGGAACCACTCTTCCGTGTGTTTTCGACGAGATCATCTACAACCTCGACTTTCGTCCCTGGTTGGTGAGTGAGCGTGGCCTCACCGATGATCATTCCCTTGTGACGTAGCTGCTGGACGAAGTCATATGCCATGCAGTCAGGGCACCCAAACCTGCCGCATCGCGTGTGAAGCTTCTGTCCAGCAGTTGCGCGTCTCTCGCACCCGTTCGGACCGATTGCTGTGATCGTAACGCGAAACTGTCCCATGCTATCATCTCCTTCTGAATCTACACTACACGACGCCTTTCAGCGTGTACTACGAACCGTACAACACGCCGTTGAGGATGAACTCACCGGTCGCACGAATCACGACGTTGGCAGTTCTCACTCCGTCAACCGGTGCCGTGCCCTTCATTTCCTTCACGCCGCCTGAGAAGATGAACAGGTCACCGTCCGGCGACGCGAGTTGGAACCCGTTCGTCATGTTCGTCGTTGGATCGCCGTTCAACTGCTGATCGCGCAAGTAAACCTGCGACTGGATGTTCTTGTTGAAGAACATCGGGAATGATACGGGATCACGTCGTTGTACACCGAGAACATATGTATCGATGTCTCGGTTATGCGACGTGATGTCGAACTCATTCCTTGTGAAACCCGGCTCGGTGATGTCACCAAGCTCTGCAATTTCGATCCATGTCCCTGCACCTGCACCGACGGCAGGCTTCAGGGAGATGATCGTTCCGTGTGAGCTGATACCTTGCAATGACATTCTCTGTCCTCCTACGAAGGATCCTTCATGGCCTCGACGTTGAATGAATATTGCGGATAGCCGCTCTTACTATCCGGACCAATATCCACCGGTCCTTGCTTAGCGCGTAACCAAACGTATCTGACTCCATCAATTGTAACATTGTCCAAACCGTCAAGGGAATCGCGTGCCGCGTTTGCAAGTGCATAGGCAGCTGCGTCTGTCGGTGCCCGCGCGACAAGTTGAGCGCTGGGGCGCTCGTACCCGTATCGATCGTTCTGAATCCGCAAGCGTCGCATGCCACCCGTATCCGTGATCGTGATCGTGGCTTTGCCATCCGGAAGGCGGTTCCGCGGTGCAACCGCCTGTGGCGTCGTTGACTTCGACGAGATGAAGATCGTGTCGTTGAGGACTCCGACGGAATCCGTTACGAGCTTCGCCGCGAGTTCATCGACCCAAGGCACGCGCTACTCCTCCTGAACCGACAGTGAATCGAAGTGAACGTGCGGAGCGAGCTTCGTGAGAAAGTCCGGACCATCCTCATTCAACACGCTCTCGACGTACTTCGCCTGCCCCACAGTGTGATGCGCCTCGAGGTTCTCGTGCACGTACACTGCGTAGTTGACAATTCCGTCGTCACCGAAGGTAAACTGCGCCTCGATCACATCAGCACTCTTATGCGTCACTTCCACTCGCCCGCTGTTGCGGAGCGCGCCAGGATGCGGAGCGTTCGGACGCATGTCGACTGGAGTGCGATCGCGCATCCGCTCGAGCAGCAGGTTGCTCTCGATCCGCATTCCTCGTTCATGCGCAGCACGGAAGGCGGTCTTCACACCACGAATACGGCCGACCATCTTCCGTGAGTCTGCATGCCCTGAGAGCTTCATGCTTTCGCCTCCGGCGCTTCACGTTCCTGGAAGTCCGTCCAGAACGCTTCACGTTCTTCGGGCGTGCCAGGCGTACTGACCGTATCCTCCGGGAAAAGCTTCGCTTCGCGGATTGCATTCGCAAATGCCTCTCCGACGTTCTCCCACCGGTACTGCGAGCTTCGCACCTGCGCCAGGCCCTTCGCAGCGAGCGCTTCGCGCAGTGCTCTCGAGCGATACAGCTGATCGAGCCCGCGAACGAACTGCTTCTGATCGGGCACTCCGCCGATCGCGTTGATCTTGTTCGGTGTCACTGCGATCGACGTGCACTCGACGAGAAACATCGAATCCGCACCCAGCTCTCCAAGCGCGGACCAGCGTGGAGCGATGCAGGGGATTCCGCAGGCCTGTGCTTCGAAGGTCGTCAGGCCGAATCCCTCGCCCTGCGTGGTGGTTGCCATGATATCCATCGCACGGTACGTCCATGCGAGCTGCGCTTCAGGATCGCCTTGGCGGTGCTCCGGATACACGAGAAGGAGGCGGTCCTTGCATCCGAAGAACTCCATCAGCTGTTCAATGTCATAACTCTGCTCGCCGGTCGGCGCTGCGTGGATGTACAGGTACGCGTCCTTCACGTTGAACGTGCGGACCCAATCGCAGAAGTAGGCAACGAGAAGATCAAGCCTCTTCCTCTGTTGATTCCGGTTCACCGCTCCAACGATGAATCCGTTCCGCACTGCCTCGATGTCGATCGACGCGTCCGGGTGCGAAGCAAAGAGCGAACGAGCGTGTGCACGGAGCTTAGGCACATCCTGCAGGTCTGCAAGTTTGAAAATGTCGAGATCCACGCCGAGCGGCACGATCGCTGTCGGTCCCTTCCACCCACCCTTCGCTGCAGCCTCCGCTGCGAACTTCGTCCAGAAGATCGAGAGGGCGACTTCATCCAGATCCTTCGCCTGCACATTCGGACCATCGACCGCGAGTGCCGCGATCACAGGTTGATCGTACAAGCGCGCTTTGCGCAGCGCTGTAATGTATGGAGGAATGTTCCAGACATCGTTCTGCAGGACGATGAGGTCAATCTCGCAGCTCCGCACGATCTCAGCGAGGCGCGCAGCGCCGTCCCATGAACCTCCAACACGCGCCGGGAAGATCGGGTAAGGATACCCGTGAGGATCACCATTGTAGTTCATCCCAAGCACGACGATGTTGTAGTACTTGCGAAGCACGTCGAGAGTATGGTGCGTGGCTTTTGCAAAGCCTGTGCTGACGCACGCGTCACCTACCCACAGAAGAGTGCGTTTGCCATTCTGCATTCCTGACGCTCCTTTCCAACTGATTCCAACATTGGGCGACTATGTCTTTCCAATCGAACTTCCTTAGCACTTCCCTTCGCTCCGCGAGCAGAACGGGTTCAGGATCCTCGGAGAGGATGTCCGTGAGGCGGTCGATGAGTTCCTCCCCGTGACACTCAGGAATGAAAACTGCGTGCCCGTCGAACCAATGCCGCATGTCTTCACGATCGAATACGATCGGCCGTGCTCCGCACGCGAGGCCCTCGATAACTGGAAACTCAAATCCCTCAACGTGTCGGAGGCCGCTCACCCACCGCGAATGCACGTACAGGTCCGCGAGTTCTTGATCGGGGATGTTACGAACGCTGTGCCACTTCGGTGGTCTGTAAGGCATGTTCTCGACGTTGTGCGGACCGAGATGCAGTACGCGCATGCCGAGCCTGTTCGCTGCGAGCGCGACTTCGTCGATTGCCTCTGCGTGAGGGCCAGTCGTGTATCCGCTGGTCATGATCCCGATGTCTCGAGGATCGTCAAGCAGCCTCACGTTCCTGAACGCTGGATCCACACCGAGCGGAATGCGAAGCGTTGGAACATCCACTGGCGTATCCAATTGCAGATACGACCAGATTGCTCGAGCGCCCTGCCACATAGGTTGCCAAGCGTCGTGATTCCCCACGATCGATGCAGCGCAGCACTGGAACGCAACGTACTCTGGTGCCTTGCAGAACTGAGGAACCGAATCATGCCCAATCACGTACATGATCTGAACATCTGCGTCCTCTGCTCGAGACACAGCGTGCATGGACTTTGGAATGAACCTGTGAAGTGCATCCGCCATCCGATACATCGCATTGGACAGGTTATGAGGTTCAGGTCGAAGGTACACTTTCATGCCTGTTCTCCGAGAAGAATCTTCACGCGTTCCCTCACCGCTTGTACATGCAAGCGCGTGTACGAGTCTTTCCACCCACCGTCCGGCGCGTAGACCGTTTCTCCTTGCACTCCAGCAGCTTCCTTACGCACTTCGTCTGGCGCAAAGCCTGCCCAATGATGGGCGATCGTAACGGATGGGAGACGAAGCGCACGCCCGAACGAGGCAGCGACGTCTCGCAAATACACGTCGTGGAAGAGAAGCCGGTCGTCATAGAGAGAACCCATCCGGTCAACCATCTTCTTCGAGACGATCGTGAACGGGAAGTTTTGCGCATTGAACGTCTCCACACCGATTGCGAACAGGCCGTCAGGATAGCGTTCCGCAAGAGCGAATACGTGCTCGGTCCACCTCGGTGTTTGAAACTCCATGTCATCATTCCCACAGAGGATGAGCGTTCCGCTTGCACGTGCGAGCATTTCGGCGAAGTACTGCGGGATACTCTTGTATCCCTCGCCACGCGGCCCGACGATCGTCTCGTACGCACCGTTGTTCAGGAGGAACATCTGCGTTTCGAGGTCATCTTCGTCAATTCGGAAGATCATCTCGGCTTGCGACGGAGGAGTATTGAGCTCGTAGGATGCAATCATCCGTTGCAGCGAAGCAACGCGCTTCCGCGTCGGCACGAGCACGGAGACCTTATGATACATACTTCGCACCGATCGAAACTGACCGGGTCTCGAATGCATCAATCGGACGGAGGAGTCCGTAACCAACCTTTGCGAGTAGCACTTCATCGAAGGATTCCTCTGGGAGTGAAAATGCTTGCATGCCGCCCGTACCGTAGCCTGGAGAGAATGCGTCGTAGATGTTTGCAATACGTCTTCGTTCTGCGTGGCTCTTCACGACGAACTTATGATGCTCGAGGATCACTGGAGCGAGCTCTCCCCCACCATAAGGACTCCCTGCATGAGGAGTGTGACGCCCGCCACTCTTCTCTCGAGTGCTCAGGCGCGTGTGCTCGTCAGGCCAGAGAGGAGGGTTGAGGATGAATTCGTCCGCTGTCCACATGTTCGCGGTTGCAAACTTCCAGTGATCGGCACTTCGATACACTTCGTTTTGCATCCATTCGATCATTGCTGCGGAGCAGCGTTCGTCGTCGTCCAGACGAAGGATATACTCTCCCGTGCAGAACGTGAGTGCGTCCTCGAGCACGCTCTCGAGATACCCCTTCGACGAGACACACCCGATCGGCGGTTGCACTTGCTCTGTGAGTTTTTCAAACGCTGCATCGCCGTCTGCGACAAGTGCAAACTGTGCGCGGAGCATGAGCGAGAGCTTCTGCATCTCACGGAGGAACGATGCAGCGTGCGCTCCAGCACGCGACACGCAGAGGATCGAGAGACTAGACGCCAAGGAGCACCTCGCTGTAGAATGGCCGCTGTGTCTCCCCATCGACAGGTGCACCGATGCTTACGATCGGGCCGGTTCGGCCATCTGGAAGCATGAACACGTCGCGCGTGTCAATCGGCTCACTCTGCCGCTTTGGCGCGCCGTTCGGTTCGAGCTGCTTGAGCAGGAGGATGCTGGCTGAAGTCATGATCATCTCGCCCGTCTGCGCGGAGCGCCGGAGCATCACCCGTTGATCCACGACCGCCGGCATCTCCTTCGGAACCTCGTACTGCGGTGCTCCCCGCTCATCATCATCCAGCCAGGCGTGATAGGTGACTCGAGCCTCAAGCCCACCGTCTCGGAAGAGGTCATCCGCGAGTTGAATGCCGTCTCGGAGATCGCTTGCAAAGCTCATTTGAACACCTCGAAGTCGGCTTCAGTGAGGTAGTCATACACGACATCCGTTAGCCAGCTCGAAGGAATCATGAAGCGGACTGCGTCAGGGAGGATCTTCGTCGCAACCATCCCCTTCGTGTCGAAGGTCAGCGCAACGCTCCCAGCCTTGATACTCGTGATCCCCTTCACGGCGACTTGATTGTCAAGCGTAGAGTCTTTCGAATAAAGTTGGAATGCTAGTTCCGCATCCGCGTCCTTCAGTTCCTGAGGAAACACGTTACTTGCGATCTCCCCTCCGTTCAGGTTGAACATGCCCGTGCGAGGCCAAGGAAGGGGTTGCGTCGTGCTGACGGGTGCCCCAGTCCACTTCGGGCTCGTCTCGTAGTGCGCGGGATCGGTCATGATGAATGTTCGCACACCGCTCAACAGGTAGCTCAACGTGCGAGTTGCTGTCACCAGCAAGCGTGCCTTCACATCATCATTCAGTGCCTTGACCGTCAATCCTCCGACTCGCGAGTCGAGATACGCGTTGAACTCGGCGAGCGTTAGGAAGCTGTTCGCGGTTGCGCTGGTTGGTTCTGCATCTAAGGTCATGACTCTCCTCTACACTCCACCAAGGCCCGCGGCACTTCCAGCACCGGCAACTGCGCCCGGACGCCCAAGTATGTTCTGCACGCGGTGCTCAATCTCATGAGCGTTCTGCCCAGCGCCTCCGTTCCACGTCCACTCGAAGAGGGCAACATGGACTTCCAGTCCACGAGCGAGAATCGCATCGGTCGGCAGGGGCCGTGATGTATCCACGAGCACGTCGTCCAGTCCGAGCACGATTGCTGTGTCAAGCGGGAGCATTTGCCATTGCACGAGCCCACCAACACTAACCGTGCACCCGTTCGCATCCAGCACGTTCGTGCGTTCACGCCCATTGATAATCGAGCCGTCAAGGTAGTTCCGGAGTGTGACGACAAGCGTATCGGGCTTGAACCCTACGCCATCCCGATCCACAATCGTAAACTCCATCACCGGCGTGGAACGCTCGGGAACTGCATCGCGAATAACCTCTCTCGTGTTCATATGACCTTTGCTCCAGTTCCTGCTCCAACGAGGAGTGAGGCGTCGTCGATATCGCCGTTGCGGAGTACTGCGTCGCGTCCACCACCAGCACGCAAGGTACTGTTGATTCCGCCTCCGCCACGGTGCACCTTCGTAAAGCCAACACCGCTTACGGTACTTGTACCCGCAGCATGCACGCTGCTTCCTGTGAACGAACCTACCCCGCTAACTACCGCAGTGCCTTCGGCGTGACCGACGTGCTCTTGAATCGCAGTAGCGCTAGCACTTCCTGTTCCTGCGGAGGATCCAGCCCCAGAGCCGAACGTGCTGCTCGGTGCATCAGCACTGCCTGTTCCTGTAACGGAGCCAGTGCCGGAGGTAGTGCTCGCGCCAACACCTGCAGTGGTGCTCGTTCCTTCGATGGTACTAAGTGCAGAGCCTGAATCACTCGGAGCGAACGTCGCACTCGTTCCTGCAGAGCTTCCTGCTGCACTCGCGGTGCTTGCACCTGCGCCAGTTGCACTTCCTGTTCCGGACGCAGCTCCTGCAGCAGCAACCGTGCTTGCACCAGTAGCGCTAGCGCTGCCCGTTCCACTAGCAGCTCCAGCTGCAGAGATGATCGCAGTGCTTAAGGCAGAAGCGGTGCTAGATCCTGCGGAACTTCCAACCGCTGAAACAATCGCAGAGCCTGTCGCGGTTGCCGCGCCCGTGCCCGCGGCTGCTCCAGTCGCCTGTGCTGTGCTCGAGCCGGTCCCCGAAGCATCTGCAATTCCTGCGGAGCTCCCCACACCCGGAACAATTGCTGTTCCAGCGCCTGAAACGCTTCCCGTGCCTGAAGCAGAGCCCGTCGCAGAGCCTGAATCGCTTAGTGCAATGATGCTGCCTGTGCCAGAGGCAGAACCGACCGCAGATGCAGTACTTGCTCCAGTACCGCTCGCAGTACCGGTACCTGTTGAACTACCTGTCGCTGCTGCGGTGCTCGTCCCTACGCCGCTGACAGATCCAACACCGTCGCTCGATCCGACGCCTGCTGCGATGCTTGCGCCTACGGCACTTACGGTGCTTGTTCCTGCGGAGCTTCCCGCGCCAGTGCCCGAGTCGCTTGGAGCGGAAATAGTGCTCGTACCTGCAGAAGATCCAGTCGAAGAGGCAGTGCTGGCCCCGACCGCTGGCGCGTCACTTGTTCCAGAAGAACTTCCAACTGCATCAGCTGTGCTTGATCCGGTCGCTGCTGCGCTTCCAGTTCCCGCAGATGCTCCCGTTGCTGAGATGATTCCTGTTCCAGCGGCAGAAACAGTGCCTGTACCGGAGGAAGCGCCGGTCGAAGAGGCTGTGCTCGCACCAACGGCAGATACCGCTCCTACACCATCTGCTGCTCCAACTGCTGCAGCGGTACTCGTGCCGGTTGCACTAGCAGTTCCTGCTCCAGCTGAAGACCCAACTGCTTCTGCGGTGCTAATTCCTACTGCAGATGCAGTGCTTGTACCACTCGAAGAGCCGACACCGGAGAAGATACTTGCACCAATCGCTGTCGCAGTTCCAGTTCCACTCGAGCTTCCAACGCCTGAGAAGATACTTGCGCCTACCGCGCTAACTGTCCCAGTGCCTGAGGAGGACCCAGTACTCGAGGCAGTGCTCGCGCCAACTGCAGATACTGTTCCAGTTCCAGAAGCACTGCCTACAGCTTCAGCCGTACTTGCACCGACACCGCTTACCGCACCAGTGCCAGTCGAAGCCCCTGTTGCAGCAGCAGTACTCGCTCCAACACCACTTACCGTTCCTGTACCGGAGGTCGATCCAGTAGCTGCCGCAGTGCTGGCGCCTACACCCGAAACGGTTCCGGTTCCTGAGGATGAGCCTGTGGAGGATGCTGTGCTCGCACCAACTGCACTGACCGTGCTTGTTCCAGCAGCGCTTCCAACTCCGGAGAATATGCTCGCGCCAACTGCAGTGACGGTTCCCGTTCCTGCTGCCGCACCTACACCAGTACTTCCAGTACCAACGTCTCCTACTGCGTTGACTGCACCGATACCTGCGGCGCTAACAACAGCAGCGAAGATCGCAACACCGACGGCAGAGACGGTCGAACTCCCGTAAGTCTCTCCTCGAGGCTTTGTGTTGAGCGACGGGCTTCTAAACTGAAAGAAGGACATTAGCGGATACGTTCACCTACCGAGAGACCGCTGCTTCGTATGCCTTGATAGTTATCCGGCATCACTTGGAAGATTCCAGCTGAAAACTCAAGCCACGGATTCAGATCACCAGTCTGACCGTCTGATGCTGAGTTGAAATCGGACGAGGCACTGTTTCCGAAACGCATTGTGTATGACTGTGCTTGTGTCGGTGCTGCTGCGTGTGCACCAATTTCATCAACGATGCGCCATCCTTCAACAAGTGTTGCAGCCGTCACCGCAGACGGCGCACCAGAATGCCGTGAATTGCTCGTCGTTGAAAATTCTGCACCAGTGCCGGTGATGTTCGTGAACAACGTCGCAAGGATCGTCCCACCATCTTGCGAAAGTGCACGTAGCACGCGCGCATAGTTCACGTTTGCTTGTGCTGCACTTTCCGCGCACCGATTGATAACCTGCACAAGCACTGATGTATCGAGCCGACATGCACGCATCGGCGGACCAATAAACTGCGCCGCAAGAATCTCTTGCGTTGTCGTGATCGGCACCGTGATCGCCGTTGTATCAGCAAGCGTTTCACGAGCCGACAACTGCGATTTCAACACCAGCGAGCCCCGAATCGCTTGCCCGGTCTGCTCCCAACCTGCATCGAAGTTCGGAGAAATCGGTGGCGGTGTCGATTGCAGCAGGTAGAAGCGCAGCGGAGATTGTGCGACGATTGCGCCCATTCAGACTCGTTCGACGCAGCCCATTCCGTTGCCGACTTGCACACGTTTGTCTTCTGGCTTTGGTTTGCTCATGCAACCTCTCCGTCAACGACTTGTGAATGTTCCGGCAGCGACTTGAACACCGCGTTCAACCGCTGATCAAGCTGCGGCTTAAGCAGCGCCGTGTACAGCGCCTCACTCGGCGGGACTCCTGGCAGCTCAGGCAACTTCACATCTTCATCGACGTGTTCATCAGCTTTCACACCGTCAACGTCGATCTGCCGGCCGCTCAAGAACCTCACGCGTGCAACTTTCCCGAGCTGATCGTGATCGTGTAGTCCGATAATCTCCCAACGCATCTGCTCCTCCTAATTCATACTCTCAATCGTATACTGCAAACCGGTTGCGGTGTTCGATGAACTGTTTGCACCATGCAGCAACGTCACTGACAATGCGGTGTCAACCGTCAAATCAACTGTTGCGACAGCCGGTGTTGACTGTCCACCGTTTGTAAACGGTGCTTCTGCAGGCGAGCCGGTTGCTGATCCGATTGTCGGTGCAGTGCCAGAATACACGTGTGCGCGTCCGTTACCCATGAGCGTTCCGCTCGATCCGTTACTCCGCGTTTGCACCATTACGTCAATGTCAAACAAACAGTTCGTGAGCGAGATCAGCAACGTGATCGTTCCAGTTTTCGTGATCGTCGTACCAGCAACACCTCCCCAACGCACTTGATACACGTGTGAGACCGTGCCTGAGCCGAGCGTTGAGTACTTGCCGACAACGCGAAGACGAATCCCACGACCATCCTGCATATAGTTCGCAGGAATTGTGACGTTCGGAAAAATGATCGTTTCCGTTGTGCTGCTCGCGATCGGAGAACCGTCAGCCGTCGCCCATGCAATCGTCTCCATCCAATACTGCCGAGACATGAGTAGCTTCGGCATTTTGTGGATCGAGGTGATCGATTCACCGCGCAACATCGCCTGCAGCTTGATCGATTGCTGCCACAATTCTTCGGCGTCGAATCCCTCAAGCTTCGCAAAGTCAATGCCCGAACCGTGACACGTGCATCGTGCACCGTTCGTCGCAACGAGCTGTCCGCTGATCTGATCAACGCACCGCGTCTTCGAGTAGTACCCAAGACCGGAGCACGTTGGGCATCGTGGCCCAAGATCCCCAGTAATGTTGCGCGAAATTCGATTCATCGAGAGACCGATGAGCGTATCGCGCTGCTGTGCCGTGAACGGAATGAAATCGTGCATCATCGCTCCTCAATGAGTGAACTAGCGTGCAAGTCCTGGACGAAAGAGTGCTGGCCGCGTTTCACGGCGCTTCGCACCGCTCGGAATCGAGCCTTTGATCGCATTCCACGTATCGTCACGATAAAGATCTGATCGTTCTTGAGCGGTGAGTATACGTTTCCAATAAGATACGCCCTGCAAATCTCCGTTCATCCACGACGTGCCGTCATTGTTCTGTATGCCAAGATCGAACTCGCCGTTTTCAACATTCGCCCCACCTGCGTGTGCAGTTTGATTGACCGTACCATTGTTGACTTGAAAATTAATAAAGTCATTAACGGAATCATGCCAACCGACAAAAAAATACCAAACGCCTGTCGAAGGTGAGCCAAGATCGTCGGCAATCGCATCGTGTCCCGGATTCGCTCCCACGCCGGGCACGTGGAAATACAGTCGGTCAAGTGTGCTGCCATAGCGAACTGACCATGCAGCAGGCGCATTCACACCAGAAAAATCCCCTTTAGAGACCGCAACAACATCGCCGGGAGCTGGCTTACTTAAGAGTCTCCACCAACCGGCTATGGTGAAATCAATGTCCCCGGCCTGTAATAGCGCTTGACTAACACGAAACATTGCATCATCAACGCCATTAAAAGTCGCTGCGTTTGAATAAAGTTTACCCGGTGCCGTTGAAGGAGTATTGTTTCCATCAGTAAGGTGAAGTTGATACTGATGCAGATCACGCCGAGTAACTAAGCTCGTGCCATCAGAGAACTCGTCTAACGGCCAATATGCAATGAGGTTCGTCAGATCCATCTACGCAGCTTTCTCACGAGATTTCGACCACACGAGCTTCGGCAGTGTCAATCCGTATTGCTGATACCACGCTGCTTCAATCTGCATAAACTTCTCTAATTCTTCTGTTGCGAGTCGGAACTTTCGACTCGTGCCGCCGGCATCCGGATGCGCTGCTAACCGACGCTTACGCAAGAGCCGCCACCGTCGCTGCACAAAATCATCATGCACACGAATATTGATTTGCACGTTCTCATGCATGATCGTGTGCGGACGCTGTTGCGCTCGACGTCGCCGAATGTTTCGCTCGCGCTCACAGATTGAACATTCGCGCGTCTTATAAAACTCGCCATTATCTTTCCGTCTGCGTGTTCGCCATCGTGTTGACTTGTCGGTAAACCGATGACCGCGCTTGCACACGCTCTTGAGATGTGTGCCATACTTCCGACGCGTGCGTAATGCTTCGAGAGCTGCCGGAGTAAAACCAGAACGCCCGTGCTTTTCTCGACGTGTGGCCCAGCGCAAGATCCACCGCACATCACCAGTTGTCCGAATAAGCGCAGCCGGATACGTTCTTGCTGTGGCACGCTTTCGATGTCTACATCGATCACGCTGCCGGATTTGCTCACGATGTGTTTCACGCCATCGCTGTTTTGCATTTCTGCGA